GTTCTCAGCAGCTTCGATGACGGTGCGAAGGCTGTCGGCTGCTTTCTCGGCTCGCAGCATCGTGCCACCCACGCATGAGTCGATAGGTGCCTCAAACATCTTCAGGAGGTCGGCACAGTTCTCCAGTTCCTCCAGCGCCTGTTTCATTGCTTCGATGCTCATCACGATTCCTTTCGTTGGTTGTTGATCAGCCTGGCCAGAAGGCCGCCAATCTTTTTCGGCTGCAGCCACTGGGCGCGTGAAGCGATCCGAGGTGCCTTGAACCGGTCCTTGGTGAAGGCCGCCAGGCGGGTGTCTGTTCCCAGCGGAGGGGTCTTTTTCATGGTCTTCCTTTCAAAACTGCTACAGATTCCTGTAGCAAGTGCTCAATCCCAAAACCCCCAGATTGTACGCATAATGTATAGTATGACCTTACAAAAATGTAAAGCCAACAGAGCGCTAGGGGGATTTCGCGCTCGATGCGGTTCTAGCAAGTGCTAGAAGCAAGTGCAGGATGCACCGAGACGGGGGAGGGAGTCAAGATTCTGCTGTGTTCATTTGCAGAACGATTCTGCAGAATCTGCAGAACGGTTTGCAGAATCCGCGGAACGCTTTTGCGGAATCTGCGGAACGTTCTGCGGAACGCTAGGCCACCTGGCCCTCGATCCATTCAAGCAGCCGGGTGCGGCTGACTTCATCGACAGTGGAGGGGGAGGAGAGCATTGCTTTCAGCTTGTCCAGCAGTGCGGCCTTGGCTGCCATTGCCTGGTACTCATCCAAAGCCTGGTTGATCGCGGCGTCAAATTCTCCGGGCATGTCAGATTCCTTTCTTGTTCTCGAACTCGATCAGCATGTCGATGACGTGCCGGGCTTTCTCCAGATCCTGAACGCCTGCCTTGTCCCGGAAGCGGGTCACGTACTTAATGATCGTGTGTTGACATGCATCCAGATTGTTTGCCATGGAGTATTCCATCGGCTGGATCTTCAGCTTGCTGTAGTGGTCGCCCCCGATCTGGGTGCTTAGGGCCCCGATCGGGACCTTCTTGATGAAGTTTGGGATCTCTTTCATTTTCTTCCTTTCAGGTATTGAAGCAGCAGATCCTGCACGCTGCGCTTTGATGCCCGACGAGCCATTACGAGCTCGTCGATCGTATTGCGGGCCACAATGTAGTGAACGAACACCGGCCGCTCTTTGCCGGCCTGCAGCTGGCGCATGGGCCCCACGCGCTCGAGCACCTGATCGTGGTATTCGAGGTTCCAGTCCTGGGCAAAGAAGGCCAGGGTGTTGCAGTGGTACTGCAGGCCGTCGACCCCGTGGCCCATGCTTGCTGGGTGGCCGAACCATAGCTTGCCCTTGCCAGCCATTGCCTGCGCCATGCCCTTGGGCTCGGACAGGTTCAGGCCATCCGGGAACCGATTGAGCAACCGAGCCAGGTCGCTCTTGAACTGGTACGCCACCAGGATCGGATCGTCGCCCGTTTCAGTGGCCAGCTCCTCGAGGGCGTCGAGCTTCTCGGTGTGGACCTCGGCCCAGGTCTTCCCGTCTTCCAGGTAAACGGCGCCGTTGGCCATCTGCAGACACTTCTGGCTTTTAGCCGCGGCGTTGAACGCCTCGACCTCGTTGCCCTCGATCATCGTGAAAAGCTCGCGCTCCATCTCTTGATACTTCGCCCGGGCGGAGGAGGGGAGCTCGACCTCGATCACGTTGACGATCGGGTCCTTGAGGTCGAACCAGTCCTTGGGGTCCAGCGTCAAGCAGATGTCCGCCAGCCGCTCCTGGATCTCGTCCTGGGCGTGGGGGAGGATCACAGGGCTGATGCCTGGCTTGTGAGTGATCGCGTCCTTGATCCGCTTGTAGGCGAACCAGCGGCTCTCGAACGCAGTGAACGTGCGCCCCAGGCGCTGGCCGGCGTCAAGGAACCAGGTCTGACCCCACAGGTCCTTGAGCCCGTTGCTCGCGGGGGTGCCTGTGAGGTTGATCCAGCGCTCGACGTGCTTGTGGGCCACCTGCGCCAGGGCCTGGGCGCGAACGCCTCCCTGGCGCAGCCTGAAGGCCTTGAGCTTCGTTGACTCGTCGGCCACCACGGTGGCGAATGGCCAGGGCTTGCCCTTGAACTGGTCCCGCAACCACACCAGGTTGTCGTAGTTCGTGGTGTATACCGGCGCGTGGCGGCGCAGGGCGGCCTTGCGTTCTTCCGGTGTGCCGACGATCGGAATGACTTCCAGGCCCTGGAGATGATCCCATTTGCCGGCTTCGTTGGCCCAGGTGTCCCGGGCAACCCGCAGGGGCGCCAGGACCAGGGACGGACGATCCTCTCCCCACACGTTGTGCAGGTAGTCGAGGAACGTCAGGGCCATCACCGACTTGCCCATGCCCGGCTTTGCAAAGATGGCCGAACGCGGAACCCTGGCCAGGTGGTCCATGGCCAGGCCGTGATAGGGGCGGGGGGTGAACTGCCTACGCACGCTTGGCCTTCCGCGAGTTACCCGAGGTGGCTCGTGGTCGGCGGTACGTTGAGCCAATCAGCGTGAACCGAAATTTGCAGCCAAGGCACTGCATGCGCCGGCGCTTTGCGTTTTGCTTAGGGCTCCAGCGCGTCTCGAGGACATGAGCCTTGGCCTTGCAAAGGGGGCAACTCATGCAACCGACTCCACGCGCAGGCGGCCGTTGCCCGCATGCACAAACTGGGCGGTGCCACCCATGACGTTCGTCAGGGCTTGCGCTTTTTTCTTTGCGCGTACTCTGGCCTGGCGCTCATTGCTGGAGAGTTTCTCGCGCTTCGCGTCTTTACCCTTGCCGAGCTTGTAGATCTTGACGCTGTCGCGCCCGCGGCTGTCCTTCTCCCAGCTCGAGATGTGAGCCGCGCCTGCGATGTGCAACTCGCGGGTGTATTGCAGCACTGTGGTGTAGTGCAGCCCCGTGATTTCTGCCATCGCCTCACAGCTGTAGGTACCTTCAAACATCAGTTTGACAAGCTGCGCGTAAGAGATCGCTCCCATTTTAATTTGTCTTTTCATTTCATAAACTCCTCAACACCTTCGATTGAATCAATGACCTCGACCAGTTCACCCAGCCGTCGCATCCTGTTGTGCTCGCGAATCTGTTGCGCGGTCGGCTTCTCGCCCGGGGCCTTGAGCTCGACCCAGACCGGCATCCTCCCGGGCAGCATCACCCGCCTGTCCGGTGCTCCTCTCCGGCCGATCCATTCGGCCTTTCTGATCTCTCCTCCGGCTTCCTTCACTCGTTTGGCCAGGTAAGCCTCGATCACAGATTCACGCATCACCAACCCTTTCACGCAGGACAGGCAGTCCGGCCAGCTTTCGCTGCATGATCCGGCACGCGAATGCGGACAATGCATCTGAATTCTCGTCCGCGACATCTGTTTGCCAGAATGTTTCCCAATCACCCCCGGTAAACCGCTGGCAAACGATGGATCGTCCCAGCATTAACCTGCGAACTTCGTTCCCGAACTTTCGGTTTTCAGCCCCATCCATGGTTGCCTCCTAGTGTGTGCGTAAGTGTAGCAACTGCTAAAGGTTAGTGATCACTCTTTTCGGTATCTTTTTGTCTCGAAACCGGCGGCAGCAAGAGGAATTCCTGGCGCCCAGTGGGGTGCAGTGGACATCATCCGGCTGAGTTCATCGACGTTGAATTCGTCGGTGTCGGGCACCTCGGTCAGCAGCTCGTCGTGCACCGAAAGCACGATCTGATATCCGGCCTTCTCGATCGCAGGCATGTTGTAGGCCAGGATGTCGCGCGCAAACGCCTGGGTGGCGTTTTCAATGAGCTTGCCGCCGTAGGTCTTTAGGCGCTCCCATTTGCGGGTGTACTGGTTTGTTCCCATGTACGTGATCGAGTTGTCATCGTCGATCGCCGGGTTCAGGTAGCAGAGGTAACGACCCGAGGGCAGGCGGATGCGCAACCAGGCGCCTTCACGGCGGGCCTTCAGGTGCTGGCCGATCGGGAACGATTCCCCTGGGTTCTGGATTGCTGCGCGGACGGATTCGCCAGCGGCCTTCCACAACGCAACGGTGGCCGGGTGTGCATCGCGCCAGGCACGTTTCAGGATCTCGCACGCAAGGTAGATTTCGTTCGACAGGCCCAGGGTGCGCTTGTTCTTCTTGGCCCAACCCCACACGCCCTGCGCATCCTCGAGCGCTTCGGCGCTGGCCGTCTCCCAGACTGCACGGGCCAGCTCGGCCAGGTCCATGTCGTAGACCACAGCGAACGTGAGGAACGCGGCGACACCGCCCTCATACCCTAGGCCGAGCTCCTGAACTTTGCCGATCTGGCGCTGGCTCTTGCTGACGTCCTTGGCGTCGACGTTGAACGATCGGGCGTAGGCGAGTTTGTAGAGGTCGGGGCCCATGCGAAGCCAATCGCCTTTACCGTCGGGTATGCGATTGCCGGCGACGTCCAGCTTGAACGTGTCGAACTCCTGGAATGCTTTGATCTTCCAGCGCTCGCCGGCCAGGTAGGCCAGGCCGCGGCCCTCGATGTTCGACAAGTCGGCGACGTCAAGCTTCTTGCCCGGAGGTGCGACGATGCAGCCGCGAATGCAATTCGCGGTTTGCTGCATGACGTTGTTGTAGACCAGGTCAGCGCAGCCTGCCTTCAGCGCCTCGACCACCAGGTCCTGGGCTTCACCGTCGAACCCGTACTCTGGGCGGGGCATGTTCTGGGGCTGGAAGATCCGGCCCGCCCAGCGCGTGGTGCGCAGTGCACCGGCAAACTGAATGGTGTTGCGCAGTCGGCCATCGCTCGAGGTGGCCTTGATCAGGGCTGCGTATTTGGCTGTGCTGGTCTTGGTGGCCTCGAGGCGGATCGACAGCAGCAGGCGGACTCCGGCCGGGAGATCCGGGTCATCAAGCCGGCGGCGCAATGTGTCGGCCTTCATGTCCGGGAGCTCGATACCGTAGGCCTCGAGGATGTGCTGCAGTAGC